ATGACATCAATCAAGAGTTGGCCGTGTGGATGGCTCTCCGTGACGATTACAAGCGCGTGGAGTCTGTCCGAAAGGCCATGCTCGTAAAGAACCTGGATGAATTGAACCTTCCTGATCCTGAAGGGCTGGCCAAAGATATTGAAGAAACGGATTTTGAAAAGCTCGATGAAGAGCAAAACCTCGCGCTCAATGCTGGTAGGAATCAACGATTACAAGGTTTCGTAAATGGCGGATCTGGAAGCAGCGGTAAGACGGCAGATAAAGGCAACTGACGAACAGATTGAACGCTTTGTTTCGAGGCTGGATAAATTCCTGTCGGATGAACTGACCACAATCCTTTCCAAAGTTGATGTCGGAAAAGGGAAGGGCAGGGAAGCGATAAAGGCGCTTGGTGGTCTCCAGGATGCTTTAGAACAGGCTGGTCTTGGTGCTCGTCTCCAAGACATTGAATCGGTCTACGGTGTACAGCTAAAGGCTGTGAGTGACCATTTTGAAAAGGTCCTCGGCCAAAAGGATGTTCTCAACGCGGTTGATTTCGATACCGCTGAACAACTCATAACGCTAGATGAATCGGTTCTCCGAAACAAGATTTTCTCAAACACGAGCGAGCTGGCCAGCACCGTTTTTAGACAGGTGATTTCCGGTGACGTTCCTGACGTTCATGAGTTGGTAAAGACGTTCACCAATAGAACGGCGGCACAAATCACAACGGAGCTGAACACGGCCACGGCTGGTTTCTCTCGGGCATTGAATCAAAAGAAGGCCAAGGATGTTGGCTTTGAGTTGTTCGTGTATCTCGGACCACTCGACAAGATTACGCGCCCTTTCTGTAGGAAGCGGGTCGGAAAGGTGTTTACCTCCAAGGAAATTGCAGCGTGGGACAATGAGCAAGGATTACCGGCTAACATTTACTGTGGTGGCTACAACTGCCGGCATGAATTGAGACCTGTTTCTGAAGAATATGCGAGGGAACTTGGCTACCAAATACGAACTGAGAAAGGCGCTGTTTGATGCTCTCAACCTTTGCGCTGATTCATACCAGTGGATCGGCGGTCTTTGCATCGGGAGCGATAAGGAATGGAAGCCAAGTGATGTTGAGGTGGAAAGGATTCTGAACCGATTAGTTGAGGTCCAAACGCAGCACGGTCGGTTCTGTGCTGATATGTGGGATGAAGAGGAAAAGGATGGGAATTGAGGTCATTCACCCCATAAAGATTGCTGAAGACATAAAAGACAAACTCAATTCCCTCGAAACGGTCTTCGATAGAGCCGTTCAAGAGGAAGTGACGCGAATGTCTGCCCGGACGCGCTCCGGTAATGACATCAATAATCAAGCGTTCACTCCCTACACGCCTGGGTATGCTGCCTTCAAAAAGAAGAAAGGTCGTAGTTCCTCGCCGGTCGATCTCACATACAAAGGCTCGATGCTCAGAGCCATCACACAGAAAGTTTTCAAGCAAGGGGGAAGCCTTGTTGCTGAAGTGTTTTTCAACTCTGCTCTCGAATCCAAGAAGGCAGAAGGGAACCTCAAAAAGCGTGATTTCTTCGGATTCTCCGATGAACAGTTTGAGAGGATAAAACGTAAAATTGTAGAGGCATTAGGACGATGACCGAAGAGAATAAAGACGTACAGCCTGGCACTGGAACCGAAGACAAGGTAAGCAGAGTTGATTACGACAACGCGATAGAGCGAGCACGAAAGTTTGAAGGCCAACTTGTAGACCTCCAAAAGCAATTCGAGCCATTCAAGGGGGTCGATCTCACGGCTCTCACAGCCAAGGCCAGCCAATTTGATGAGCTTTCAAAGGCTCCAAAGGGGAACGATAAAAAGGATATTGATCGTCTTATCGCTGATGCCGAAGCTGCAAAAGAGGCGGCTGTTCGCGGCCAATTCGATCCCGTCATCAATGAATACAAAACCAAACTCTCGGAAAAAGAGAACAGGTTGCGTGAGCTGGAAGTTGTCGAAAAGGTCTTCACCTCACACGCTGGAAAGTTTGTTGACACGGCCACCGAAGATTTCAAGGACATCATCCGTCGCACGTTCGACCAGGATGAGACCGGCGCTTTGTTCGTCAAAGATGAGAAGGGGCAAGCTCGGTTCTCTGACATTGACGGTCGGCGTCACGAACGAATGGGGCCTGATGAGTTCATTGCTGAACTCGAAAAGAAAAAGCCTCACCTGTTCAAAGCAAAGGGATCGCCTGGCGCAATGCAGAACGGCCAACCATTCAAAGCGAACGGCGCTTCACCTTCAAATGGAGGGGTAGACTACCAAACATTTGCAGCCTTACCACAAGCGCAAAAGGCGGAAGCCGTAAGCAAGATGGACGCGCAACAACAAGGACAATTGGCGGTTCAAGCGTTCTCAAAATACCTGGTCAGGTAGCCAGTTGGGGCAAGTTTAGTTTTTAGATGGGCTGCTTTACGCGGCCTTTTTTATTGGAGATTTCAATATGGCTACAGTACACAGGGGGGAGCATGAGTTCCTCGATAGAGTTTCCGGTCGGTATCTCGACCACAGAAACAAAGTTGTGTCCTTCGATGATTTTCTCGGGGATACGCTCAACACAGACTTCTACACCATTCCAACAAAAGGGTCTGACGGTCAAACCGTGGATTTTGCGATTCTGTCGGGGGAAGTTGGTGGAGCTATTCGCGGCACGACTGGTGATGATGCTGCCGCATCTTACGCGGTCAACGGTATTCAACTCGGCGGTGCGCTGCAATGGAAAGCCAACCAAGGGAATCTTGAGTTTCAAGCTCGGGTAAAAATCAGCGCCATCACGGACATTTCCATCTTCGTCGGATTCTCTGACCAGGTGGCGAATCTCGAAGAGGCTGCGAGCCTTTCAGGAACCACGTTCACAACGAACGCAACGGATGCGGTGGGATTCCTTTTCGATACCGCTGCAACAACTGACACGATACGGGCTGTGGGCGTAAAGGCTGACACTGACGGAACACACGTTGATACCAGCCTTGCCTTCGTTGCTGACACCTACCGGGTTCTCGGTATTCGCATTGATGCCACTGGAAACGCAACCTTCCTCATCAATGATGCGACTGTGGCGTATGTAGCCAATGCTGTCACGGCAACCGTGGCTCTTGCGCCATACATCGGTGTTTGCGCTCGTGCCGCTGCCTCTCGTACCTGCACCGTTGATTGGGTGCTCGTGCAGGGGAATAGAGCTTAACCTTTTAACAAACAGAATTTTATAGACCGCCTTTGAGCGGTTTTTTTATTGGAGATTTATATGGGTGCTGTTTCAAACGTAACAGAATATGGTAATGCCGTCGTTGTTGACGGAACAATTGCCGCTCTTGCGGCTCCCGCATTCGTAAAGAGTGCGGTGGGATTGAACTCGATTTATCGAGAAGATATTCCACGAGGGCAAAACACAAACGCGAAGAAGTTTCGTAAGAACGGTTCTTTGACCGTTTCTGGAGCCTTGGTTGAGAGCACTGCTCTTGCTATTGGGTCCGGTGGGGAACTGACTGACACTTCAGTAACGGCGACGGCTGCGAAGATCGCACTCGTTTCCGGTCTTTCAATTGAGACTCAAACATTTACTTACCTCGATGCAAACCGGCTTATCAATGAGCATGGTGCGGCATTTGGTCGGTATGTGTCAGATGACATCCTGAGCATGGCTTCCACTCTTTCGGTTTCTCAGACCGCTACTGGATACCTGACTCTTGATGACCTCTATCAAGCACAGTTCTCGATCACGAACTCGAAGTGTCCGAACCTGGAAACTCCGCTTCACGCGATCATCGGGGCGCAAGGTCATAGGGCAATCCGAAAAGAGCTTGCTCAAACCGGCGCAACTCCTTGGATGAATCCGAACATGCTTCAGATTCTTCAAGGGCTTCCTTCCGTCGGTGGATTTGTTGGTTCAATCCCTGGATTGGCTGACTTCTATATGTCGAGTGGGTTTGCAACCTCTGGTGGCGATGACCTTCAGATGTTGATTCATCCTCAATGGTGTCTGGCTGGTATCTTTGATGCTGCTGGACCTCAGATGATCCCAACAATGAAGGGAAGTGAAGGATTCTATCTCGAACTTGCATCATATTACTTGTATGACGTGGTTGAGTGGAATGACTTGGCTGGTGTCTGCATCAAGTCTGATACTTAATTGATTTAGAGCAGTAAGCGGCAAAGGCGCAAAAGGGGTCTGAAGTTTTCCTGTTTTGCGCCTTTGCTTTTTTTATTTTGGATAAAAACGAATGGCAACAAGCAAAGAAGAGAGAGAAGAACAGGCGCAAATCAAGAAGGAAGAGGCTCGATTACAGAGAGAGCCATTCAAAACCACTGTCGAGCCTTCTGCGCCTGAAGTTGTGGATGAATTGCGTGGATGGATTCCTCCAGGTCGCGCCTACGTGCTTATGGAAGTCCGAAAATACAACCTTGC